GATGTACTTGTCGGACGTCTTGCAATGGGTGTAGGTACACTTAACCCTGCAGGTGCAATTGAATTAACCTCAGCACGTTAATAATTATGTCACTACGTCCAGGTACTGCTACAACTATTACCAGGGAAAAAGGACAATCTTCTACTCTCAGTGGAATTGGTACAGTCGATAAGGTTATTACCAAAGACCCTCCAACTCCTCTAGAGTATGGGAGACAGCATCTTAGCCCTACTAACATAGGAGCAGTTTCTTAACAATAAAATACTATGGCTAATCCAACAGCAGTTGGTGAATACGGTTCTTGTCAAGGTACAGAAACTCGTATTTCACCTTCAGATACTAGTGGATCAGGAACCCCTTCAGCGGTTGCTTCCACAACTCAAGACTTACGTTTAGCATATGCTACTGTAGGCAGCCAAGACACTTGCGCTGTCGTAACAGCACAGTATAACTAACACAACAAAGGGGGGTTTCACTACCTCCCTTTTTTTTATTCACAAATATTTATACCTATGACTACCACAACCGTTGATATCGATACCGAACTATCCGCAGTCAATGCGATCCTTGGTAGTATTGGTCAAGCACCTATATCACTTATAGATTTTGCAAATCCAGAAATATCATTTATATATAATATACTTAAAGAAGTTAATCAAGATGTACAGAATGAAGGCTGGACATTTAATATAGAATATCATATAAAGAACTCAAGTAAGACTGCTGATAATAAATTTATCATACCATCAGATGTAATATCTATAGATGGTACTGATGAATGGGATCGTACTAGAGATTTTGTACGTAGAAAAGATCCAGCTGATGGTATATGGAAAGTATATGATAGAGTAGATCATACTTTTGAATTCGCTGATGATGATTATTTCTATTTCAATTATGTAAGACGATTGAATTTTGAAGATATACCAGCTCCATTCCAAAGGTATATTGTATATAAAGCATCTGGAAGAGCAGCTGTACAGTTAGTTTCTAATGCAGAACTTCAGAAAATGTTAGCAGTTTATGAACAACAAGCTCGTGCAGCATGTGTAGAATACGAATGCAATCAGGGTGACCATAACTTTATGGGATGGCCAGATGAATCTGCATATCAACCTTTCAAACCTTATAATATGCTAAGACGCTAATGGCAAGTGTAACACAAAAAATACCTAATTATGTTTTAGGAATATCAACACAACCAGATGAAAGAAAATTACCAGGACAAGTTGTTGATTTAGTTAATGGTGTACCAGATGTTGTTAGGCAATTAATTAAAAGACCTGGTAGCAGCCTTATTACTGCTATATCTCCTTCCACTGCATCTCATACCAAATGGTTTAATATTTATTCAAAAGATGATGAACAATACATTGGACAAGTTGGAGCTGACGGAGCTGTTAAAATATGGAGATGTAGCGATGGTACTGAAATATCCGTGGATTATGCAGATATTGCTGGAACAAATAAAGCTACATATTTAGACAACACTTCTTTAACAGATGAAGCATCGTCTGATATACAAATTAATACTATTAATGAAACTACCTTCTTTGTTAATAGACGTAAAGTAACTGCATTATTAGATACTGCTCCTGATAAATCACCAGCTCAACTTAATGAAGCTTTTATTTCACTAGATACTGTATCATATGGTAAGCAATATGCTTTAGATATTTATGATCCTAGTGACAATACAACTTATTCTCATACACGTGCTACTAGTGTTACTATAGACGAAACAACTAGTTACAGTGGTACAAGTAATGGTGACTGTTTGGGTATGGGTAGAGAGACAGTTAACTTAAGTTCTGGTAAAGGAATAGGTGCAACTTCACCTCCTACTGTCGCAGCCCTTACTGGTACATATGTACGATCAGGTACTACAGTAACAGCTACAGTAACGAATCATGGATATCAAGTAGGTGAATCAGTAACAATTGATTTTACTAGTGGAGCAGCTACTGATGGTACATTCCTTGTTGCGTCAGCTGCTGATGCCAATACATTTACAATTACTCATGGTGATTCAGGTACTGTAAGTACAAGTAATTTAAGTATACCTCGTGGTAGAACTAACCTTAGATATGAAGTAGACACACGCTGTCAACCTCAACCTACAGGTACTGTTGACGATAGTTATACTTATCACGATTCATATCAACCTTTTGCTAAATTACAATTTGGTGGAGAAGGTTGGATAACAGGTGACCAACATCAATATACATCAGCAAAGGGTGTAACAACTACAGTGACAGTTAAAAGTCATGTAGATATTAATTCCAGAGCTAATGTAGCTATGGTCAGACCAAGTGCAACCTCTTCTACTGCTGATGAACATGTGTCTTCTGCGGGTATTTTAGGTGATATCAAGACTTCATTAGATGCAATTAGTGGTCATGGTATTACCTGTACAATTGTTGGAAATGGTATTCATTTATATAGAGCTACTCCTTTTGGTGTGACAACACCTGAGCAACAGTTAATGACTGTTACTACTACTGAAGCAAATAATATAGCAGACTTACCTCGTACATGTCGTCATGGATATACTGTTCGTATAGTTAACAGTGGTGAGGATATGGATGATTACTACCTACGCTTTCAAGCAGAAGGTATAGCAGCTGATATTGTACAGACTGCTACATATGCAAGGTCAAGTAGTACAATTACAGTGACTTCTACTGCACATGGTTTATCTAATGGTAGTGAAGTTATCTTAGATTTCACTAGTGGTGGAGCTACAGATGGTTATTATACTATTACAAGTGTAGCAGATGCTAATACATTTACAGTTACAGATTCAGCATCAGGTACTATTGCTTCTGGTAGCACTGTTACAATACATCCAGCTCGCTTCGGAGAGGGCGTGTGGGAAGAGGTAGCAGCTCCTGGGATAACAACTACCCTAGATAACGATACGATGCCTCTAGCGTTGACTAGAGTGGTCCCTAGCACCCAATATGCAGTAACTACTTCTTTAGTAAATACAAGTAATGAACAAATTACTCTTACTAATCATGGTTTAGTTACAGGACATACAGTATTATATAGTAATGGTGGAAGTACAACTTTAGCAGGATTAACAAATGATACTGTTTATTATGTTATTAAAGCATCTGATAATACTATAGCTTTAGCATCTAGTCTTAGTAATGCTAGTGCTGGTGTTGCTGTTAACCTTACAGGTACAGGTAATAATTCTCAAACTTTAACTCACGGATATTTCGCTATTAATGGTGCTGCTAACACCCATCACCCTAATGGTGCATTTAGATTTAGCTATCCAGATTGGGGTAAACGTGATGTAGGTGATGATATAACTAATGCACCACCTTCTTTTGTAGGTTATACTATACAAGGATTACAGTTCTTTAGAAATAGAATTGCATTACTTAGTGAAGAAAATATAATTCTATCTAGAGTTAATGACTTCTATAATTTCTGGGTAAAAACTGCAATGGCAATTTCCAATGCAGACCCTATTGATTTACAGTCAAGTTCTACGTTCCCTACAAAAATCTATAGTGCTGTAGAATCAGCAGGAGGTTTAGTACTATTTAGTGCTAGTGAACAGTTCTTATTAAGTGCAGGAGCAGAAGCATTATTAACTCCTGAAACTGCAAAAATAAGTTACTTATCTTCATATGCTTTTAATGATACTACTGTACCAATTTCATTAGGTACTAGTATAGGCTTCTTAAATAGCACTGCTAGACAATCTAGGTTCTATGAAATGCAAGCTGTTTCCACTAGAGAAGAACCTGAAGTACAAGAATTAAGTAAAATTGTTGGTAAACTTTTTCCAGAAAATATAACCAATGTAACTGGATCTACTGAAAATAAATTACTTTTATTCTCTGTAGATAGTACATTACATACTGCTACAAATGAAGTATGGGGTTATAAGTGGTATATATCTGGAGATGATAGACCTCAATCTGCATGGTTTAGATGGACACTACCTAATAATGTTGTCTTCCAAACTATGATGGATGATAAATATTATGTAGTTTTAAATACAGGTAGTACTTATACTTTTGAAAGATTTGATATAAAACTAGCTACTGATACAAATATGATCGGTACTAGTCCTAACGAAAATAGAGTACATTTAGATACTAAAAAAAGTATTGCAACAGCTGATTTAACTTATAATGATGCAACAGATGTTACTACATTTACTTTAGGTGCTGGTTATTATAGTTCAAGAACTTTAACAGTTTATTGTACAGATACAGGAAATTCAGCTGGTAAATCGTATGATGTACCAACAGCTAAAATTACAGGTACAGCTCCTAATGAATCAGTAGAGCTTCTTGGAAATTGGAAATATGAAAAACATACATTCCCACATACAGATGTAGATACAACTGCTGAAACTCTAACAATCTCAGGTCATGGTACTTCCACTGGTGATGCAGTAATTTATAAACAACCTACTACAACTGGTTCCTCAAGTGTTGCAGGTCTATCAGATGGTAGTACATATTATATTATTAAAGTAGATGCTAATACTGTTAAACTTGCTACCAGCTCAAGTAATGCTACAGCTGGAACAGCTATAAATTTAACAGGTACAGGATCAGGTACACATACTCTTCAAAAACATACTGGCTTAATAGTTGGTTATGAATATGAATTTGAAGTTGAATTACCTAAAATATATGTACTAAGACCAGAAGGTGATAGAATGAGATCAGAGACAAGAGGTTCATTAGTTGTACATAGAATGAACTTTGAGTTTGGTGATGTAGGTGTTATAGATGTTACCTTAAAAAGAAAAGGAAGAGATGATTATACATATACAGTAGAATCATTAGAATGGGATAATATAACTTCTAGTTCTGCAGCGATTGCAGACGGTTATGTACATACTATCCCTGTGTATGATAGAAATACAAATCTAAATGTATTTATAAAATCTAATCACCCATCTCCAGCTACAGTTCATTCAATGAATTGGGAAGGAGATTATTCACCAAGATACTATTCACGTGTCTAAATACATTCACCCAATTACAATGGAAGCTGCTATTGATGTAGCTTCTCATCTTCGTAAAGATGACTATAGAGAAGTGTTTGAAGGTCATGGCCAAAATCCACTTCTCTATCTTCCTCTTGCTGCTTTAAATGAAGACACCGTTTGGTTTGAAGTGCCTAACGGCAGGACTGCTGGTATGGCAGGTGTCGGAACAGGTGGTAGAATATGGATGCTCTGTACAGATGCTATCCATGAATATCCACTTACGTTTGCTAGAGAAGCAAAACGTTATGTAGAAAGCAGAGAAGAAAAACTCCTTTGGAACATTGTAGATAAACGGAATTCCGCGCATCTAAAACTTCTAAAGTTTCTAGGATTCAAGTTCTTACGGGAACTTAAATATGGTCCTAATCAATTATCCTTTATAGAATTTTGTCGTGTGCAATGCAACAGCCCTAGCGGTAACTCAAGCAGGAGTAGGAGCTGCAGGTAGTATAGCAACTCATCAAGCTGAAAAGTCAAAAGTAGCTCAAGCAAATAGAGCTAAATTATTGAATTATAATCGAGAGGTCGATAATTGGAAATTTAATGAAATGGTCAATGCAAATATATTTAGTAATGAGGCTCTAGAGAATGATAGAATACAAGATAATTTATATACAGATATGTTAGATACATGGATGGATCTCGATTTTGAACACTCAAAATTAGAAGGAGAGACTAGTCAAGGAATAGAAGAAGCTATTCGTAAGATGTATCAAAACGACTATGCAGGTACTCAAACAGGTAGAACTGCATCAAGAATAGCAGGTCAAAGTGCCAAAGCTTTGGGATTTGCAAAAGTTGGTTTACTTAGAGAATTAATGTTTAGTAAAAAGGAAACACAACTTCAAAGAGACCAAGCATTGAAGAAGCAAGAGCAGGAATCTATCAAGTGGTGGACCGAGTTAGGACGCTTTACTCCTATTCCTGAAAGAGCACCAAGTAAAGCTGCAATGGAAGCTGGATTAGATCGTGGACCATCTGGCTGGGCATTAGGTGCGAATCTTTTAAATACTGGGTTAGGTTTAGCTCCAGATTTATTCCCAGTAACATTTAAGAAGAAGGACCGATGACATCATCTTATAATAGATCTCTGGAGCGTTTCAGATCTTCTGAAAACAGACGGGTTGAACGAGAGGCCAATCAACGAACTGAAGCAGCTAGAATACAAGGAAATAGAGTTGTTTCTGAAGTTGAAAAAATAACTTCTGCCTTAGAACCTTTTTCTCAAAAATTAGGACAATGGAAAGAAGAAGCACAGGAAAGTGCTAAACATAAAGGTAAGCTTTTGCATAGACAAGGAGAAGTAGAAGATGCTCAAAGACTTTATGAATTAACTGAAGAGTTAAAAACCACTAAAGAAGAAGATACTAGATTCCAAGAGATTAAAGCAGAAATACTTAGAATAGAAGGTCCAAGTGTTTATCCACAAGCTGATCGTTATGCTAAATTATCTCCTTGGCAAAAAGTAGGTTATACTCAAGAAGGTTTACGTAAATTTGGTGATAGATATGAATCTGCATTAGCTTATGAAATGGCTAATAGTGAGAAAGTCTATGAACTTGAAGGGGTAGCTTTTACACCAAAAGAATTACATAAGAATAATATAACAGATCCAATATTAAAGGATGCTGCTTTAAGACTTGTATCTCAAGATCTACAAGATGCTGCTGAACTTGATAAATTCTCACCAGAGATGCTTAGGTTAGCAGGTACTTCTGATATTATTGAGAAAGTCCATGACGCACAGCTTAATAAATATAGGACAAGATATAATATAGAATCATCTGCTAATACTAGAGGTAAAGCTCTTTTAGAATGGCAAAACAGTGCTAAAACTGGTGATGATATATATCGTTATTTACTCATCAATGGTAATACCGTAAACAAAGATGGAAGTTTAATTGGTAATGCAGGTGCTTGGAGTGCATTGGAAAGTCAATTAACTCAAGAAGGTATAGCTTTAGATGATCCAGATTATGCATCAAGAGTATTAGATACTCGTATACCTGATGCTTTAGCTACTAAATTAGGAGTTAAGAAAGGTACAACATTTGCAGAACATTGGCCAACTAAAAGTAATACTTTAAGATTAGAAATTAAACAAGGTATTAAAAAGAAATTAGATCAAGAAAATGATTTCTTAAAAGCTGCTGGTACAGAACTTACTAATGAATTTATTACAGAAGCTAGGCAAGATAATTTATCTACACAACAGGTTAATGAATATAAAAGAAAATACGCTCAATTAGGTTTAACTATTCCTGATCATGTTAATAAATACGAAACTGTTAGCATGAGAGATGAAAGAGAAGATAAACAACAAATAGAAGCTATAATGGCTGCTAATGGAGGATCTATAACACATTCAGAATTAGATCAATTCAATCGAAAAGCAGCATTAGACTTTAGAGAAAAAGCTACTAGGTTTGAAAAGGCAGCACTTGAAAACTTTGGTGCAGACAAAAAAATCAAAGCTTCTTTAGATACAGTATTCATTGGAATGGGTGTCAAAGCTAATGAAAAAACTCCTGCTTATATAGAGGCTCTTACCAATGCTAAAGCTGATTATGCTAAGAAATATAATCAATATATTGCTATGGGATACTCTCCAGAAGTAGCTAGTTATGAAGCTTTACATGCTAAAGGTGTTAAAGATCCTGAAACTGGTGAGTTAATACCTGATTCTATGGGAGTAATAGCTGAGATAAAAGCTAATGAAGCAACAAATAAGTATGTTGTTACTGGACAATCTATAGAAAAAGAGTTAGAACCAGGTCGTTTAAGAGTAGCTAGGATTGCTACTGGTAAAGAAGAGATTAAAGATGACCCTAATATTATCTTTAATGGTACTATAGGTGGAGATTATGGTCAAAAACAGATAAACTCTATCAAACAAAATATAGAAAAGTATGGGGTTAGAAAAGGTTTACAAAGGGATAAAGGTGCTATACAATATTATAAAGGTTTAGCACGTGGTAGAGATGATAACTGGATGGGTTTAGTAGATGCTCAATTAAAAGCTAATGGTCATGAAGGATTATGGGGTGACAATAAACCTGAAATACAAACATTTATGGATGGTATAGATGAAAATGGTAAGAATATTGTGTCTCCAGAATTCGAAGGAATGAGAAAACAAATTGCAGGATCTAGTGGATTTCCAAATAAATCTACAGCTATATACCAAGATGGAATTTTTAATCAAGCTAAAACTCCTACCTATCATGATTGGTTTAATGAAAATTTTAATTTAGCAGATTGGTTAAAAACACATCAGGTTATTCCTATTAGGCAGGAATCCCCTGAACTTACATATGAACAGTATTTAGAACTGGAAAGAAAAGGGTGGTGGCCTAAAGATAAGACGCCTCCAGAACCCCCTAAAGATGACCGATTTGTAATAGCAGATAAAGGACCAGGATTTTAATGGACGAACTAAATTTACAACCTGATGCATTAGGTATATCTGACACAACTTTTGATATAGAAGGTTATGATGATCAAATCGAACAGATAGAAAATGCATATCCTGAAGAGGATTTTAGAACACCACTTGAAAAACAAGAAGCAGAAAAAGTTGCTCAAGAATCTGATCAAGTTCAACCTCAACAACCTCAACAACCTCAGCAACCAGAAGCTCAACAACCACAACAACCTGAAGCTCAGCAACCTCAGCAACCTAGTCCTGAACAAATAGCTCAACAAAAAGAAGCTGAAAAACAAGCTGTTATAGCTGCAAGGACTGCTCATTTAAAACAACGTGTTTATGATGAAGAGACTGGTACAGTAACTGAAGATTCTATTTTAGATTGGCATGGAAATAAAATTGCGGAACAAGCTAATGGACAAGAAGTAATTAAAGCTCTTAAATTAACACGTGATTATAATCCTGAAAAAGAAGATAGAGTCTATGAGTTATTAACTGGTCTTAATCAACAACATAAACTCGAAGCTTTCCATATGATTCGAGAAGACCCTGAACTCACAGCTATCCATGACCATAATAATGATGGAGAAATTACTTATGCTGATTTCTTTGATACTACTAATTTAAATGGTGGTGATGGTTTAACAGAGGAAGAAGATAAAGTAGCTACTACAGAATGGTTAGAAGCTATGTTAAATCCAGATTTAGAGCAACGTGCAAAAGCAATTTGGCAACAGTACGGTGCTGGTCAAGATATGGCATTATATATCAATCGAAGACGTAAAGGTTATTTTGATCCTAGTTGGGAAGAAGATCTTAAATCATCTGGTGGAGGAGCTTGGTTTGATGGAGGCGCAGACCTATTAGAAGGTGTAGGTAGTATAGGAGATGTCATGCAAGGTAGAAGTTGGCATGAAGACTCTACATTTGATGATGATTTATTGCAACATAAAAATACTCAATCATTAGAATTTTTAGTCAATAATCCTATTGCTACTACTCAACATTCAAAAGATATTTATGAGGGTGTTTACTGGGGTACTACTGCTCTAACAGCTATTGCAACCTATGGTCTTGTTGGTGGTACTACGAGTGCTGCTGGTTTAACTGGATTAGGAGGTGGTATTAAAGGTCTTACAACTACAGGATTAAGGAAAGGTATTATAGCAGATACTGTGGTTCCAGGTGCATTCAGAGTTTATTCTGATCATGGCGTTGGTATGATGCGGAAAAAAGGTCCGATAGAATGGTTAACAGATAATTATGGTGATGGTGCAGAAATGTTTGGACCAACTGCAGCTAATATGATGAACTCTCCACACTTTAAAATGTGGGATAATATAGTTGGTGAAGCTTCGCTAGCTTTTGGATTTGGCTCAATATTAAAAGGCGGTTACCATCTTTTTAAACACGCTCAAAAGCAAATAGGACCAATAGCTCATGGTGCTCAACAATGGGGACCGAACATTCGAAAATTATTTAGTACTAGTAAACATTCTAACAGTACAGGAGTTGGTGGTGAAATACTTAATGCAGATGCATTTGTACAAAAAGGTAAAAAGCAACTTGAAAATCTTAAAGAAGCTGGTGCAGTACAATTAAAGAAAACTACAGATGGATTTAGAAATCCTTTTGTATCATCTACAGATGACCCTCAAATAGGATTTGGTGCTTACAAACAAGCAAATAGAATGGTTGGCCAAGGTTGGTCTAAAGTTCAAGGTACTATACGTCAAGTAGTAAACGATCTTGATGAAATGAGATATCAAGTAGGATCAGGAAAAGTAGGAAGTACTGATTCTTTATTTTCTCAAGTTGAATTAGCTAAAGCTGCTAAAGGTGGTGTATCCCCAAATAAAATCACTAGTCTTGCTAAAGATTTAGTAGAAGATCCAATTTGGAAAAGACAATTATCTGATTTTAATCCTTTAAAAAAAGGTGTAACCACTAGACAACTTTATTCTGATAGTGCTGAAAAAAGTATTAGAGAAATATTAGGTAGAGATTCAGGAAGATTGAATCCTAAAAGATTCTGGGGTAAAGGTATATTAAATGGAAAATTATCTGCAAAATCATTTGAGAGTTTATCTGCTGTAGATCAGTGGGCTATCAAAAACATGGAAGTTCAAGATGCTGTTAATAAATCACTATTAATACAATTAAGAGATTCAGCAAACGTTGCTGGAGAACTTCTTGGTAAAACTGATTTATATTCAATTGATGGACCAATGCGTAGGATAACTGATAATCTTACTGCTGGTTTATCTCAAGTCGAAAAGACACAGTATACTTGGAAGCTTGCTCGCCAAATGATGGAAGAAGGTAATGGTACATTAAATAAAAAACAAATAAATCAAATAGAAAAACTTGTATCTAAACGTTCTCGTATAATACAGAATGAAACTCGCAAAAATGTACAGATCATGGCGAGAATGATTCAAGAGCAAGGTGATGAAGAATTAGCTGGTGCATTATTAGATGTATTTAAAGTATCTGATGATATACATAATTGGACAGATTTCAATGCTTTTATGAAGCAAAAAGTTGTAGGAGGAGAGTTTCAAGGTGTAGTTAAACCAGGTGCTGTAACATCAGAATTAAGAGGTGTTATGATACAAAGCATGTTAAGTGGACCTAAAACTCCTTTAAGAGCTTTGATTGGTACTACAACTAATAGTTATTTAAATTCTATAAATGAAGTTGCTGGTGCTATGATACGTTCTCCATTTACAAATGATATAGCATCTAGAAAAGCTTCAGTTGCTAAATTAAAAGGTATGTTTGAACTCATACCTGAATCTTTTGATGTATTTAGAAAACAATGGAATGCTAAATTTAATGCAAATATAGCAGATATAAGAACTAGATATTCTGAAGCACCTACAAGAACAGATCAACTTTGGGAAGCACAACGAGCATGGGCTGAACAAAACGGATCACCTGGAGATAAAGCTGCTTTCTATATATCCAATATAGCTAGGCAAATGAATAATAATAAATTATTCGGTTGGTCTCCACGTGCTTTAGCAGCTGTTGATGAAACATTCAAACATCTTTTAACAAGAGCTAGGTCTAAAGAAATAGCAATGAGAACAGTTCTTGAAGAAGCAGGTGAAGATTGGTCTAAAATAACACCTGATATGTTAAGGCAAGCTGAAGATTTACATTATTCTAATCTTTTAGATGGAGAAGGTAATATCAATTTAGCTAAAGATTCTTGGTTAAAAAAGCAGTATGAAGAAGTTACACTTACATCTGAATTACAAGGAGCTGCAGCAAAATTAGATACAGTATTTAAAGATATACCAGCACTTTCACCATTTTATTTATTTGCTAGAACAGGTATTAATGGATTAAACTTTACATATAAAAATACTCCATTACTTGGTATATTACATAAAGAATCTCTTGATATACTTAGACATACTGGTGATGATTTCACAGAATTAGCAAGGAAATATGGTATTACAAATGCCAATGAATTAGCTAATGCTAGAAACTTATTTGCAGGTAGACAAGCTGTTGGAGCTGCTACTGTAATGAGTATCAGTGGAATGTATATGGGAGGACAGTTGACTGGTAATGGTCCTGCTGATAGACAACTTAGACAGCAATGGATTAATGCTGGTTGGAAACCTAATCATTTATATATAGGTGATGTAGGATTTAATTATAGAACCTTAGAACCTTATAATACTATCTTCTCTGCTATTGCTGATATAGGTGATAATATGGAACTTATGGGTAGTGAGTGGGCTGAAAAACGTTTACAAGCTGCAGCATTTGTTATTGGTAGAGGCTTAGTTGGTAAAACATATATGTCTGGATTAGATCAATTAATGCAGATCGTTCAGATGAAACCAGGTGCTATGGATAAAGCAGCTGCTGATATATTTAATAATAGTATACCTCTTGCAGGTATGAGAAATGAGTTTGGTAAATGGATAAATCCACACATGAAAGAATTGAATTCTGATATGTGGAGTTCAATTAGAAATAGAAACCAAGCTTCTGAATTTTTAGCAGGAGAAGACAAGCTTCCACCGAAGAGTGATTTATTAAACGGTAAACCAATTAATAATTGGAATATTATTGGTAGATCTTTTAATGCTGTATCTCCTATATCATTGGATATTAGAAATGATAGTCCTGGTAGGCGACTTCTTTTAGATAGTAATTATGATTTAAAAACTACAACTTATTCTTATGGTGGCTATTCTTTAGCTAAAGATGCTCATGTTAGAGCACACTTCCAAAATGCTATAGGTACAGTACCTGTTAGTGTTGGTTTTAAAGAATTTAAAAATGTTGAAGATGCTTTAAATCATTTAGCTACTAGAGATGATATAAAAAAATCAATGGCTAATATGAAAGCAGATGGAAAAAATGCAGCTAATTGGGATCTTGATCCTAATACATATCCTCATAATACTGTTATAGATAATGTGATGAACCAAGCTAGATCAAAAGCTTGGGCTAAAATTAATAAACCTGATCATCCAGCATTTAATAGAGTACAGGCATTGAAAACAGAAAAAGATGGTAAAACTAATAAAACAAGAAATAATAGGCAAGAGATATTAGATCTCAGTTTCCCTCAACGATCAATTGAAGATTTCCCGAAATAAACTAAATGGCACATACAAAAGTAACAAAAGCGTATAGCGCAAACACAGGTGTTGCAAACACATATAGCTACTCAGGAAGTTTTGATGTATTCAAAGGAACTGAAGTAGTGGTAACATTAGATGGTGTAACATTAACTTTTACATCATCTACAATAAATGAATCCGCCTCTCCACGTGAATACACAGTAAATACAACAGCCAAAACCTTACATATTGGTGGTGCTGATTTATCTAGTGGGACTATAGTAATAAGACCTGAGACAGATATGGGTGCTCCTACACCAAGAGCTACCTATACTCCAGGTGCATCAATAACATCAGATGATTTAAATAATAACCAAACGCAGTTAATGCGGAAGGCTATGGAGTATGACGAAACTAAAATGTCTACTACTGGGTCTTCTGTAATGACTGGTCACCTGCAAATGGGTGAAGATACTACAATTATATTTGAAGGTGCAACAGATAATGGATATGAAACTACTTTAACCGTTGCTGATCCTTCTGCTGATCGTACAATTACTCTTCCTAACGTAACAGGAACAGTAGTAACAACAGGGGATTCCCAATCAGTTGCTACTGGTATGATCGCAAATGATGCTATCAATGGTACAAAAATAGCAGATGATGCGATTGATTCAGAACATTATGTTGATGGTTCAATTGATGCTGCTCACTTAGCTAGTAGTGCTGTAACTAATGCTAAAATAGATGGAGATGCTGTTACAGGAGCTAAAATAGCTGATGATGCTATAGATTCTGAACATTATACAGACGGATCTATTGATACAGCACATATTGCTGCTGGAAATGTAACACTTGCTAAAGTAGAAGATGTTACAGATGGTAGAATTATAGTTGGTAATGGATCAAATAGACCAACAGCTGTAGCAGTTTCAGGTGACGTAACACTTGCTAATACAGGTGCTGTTACAATTGCAGGTAATGCAGTTGAAATTGGTATGATAGGTTGTGAGCAGACAACTATCTCAGATAGTGACTCACATATTCCTACATCAGGAGCTGTTGTAGATTATGTAGCTGCAGCTATAGCACCTTTAGGTGGTTTTGAAGCAATTGCAACTGAAGATGTATTTCCAACAACTATACCAGCTGCAGGTGTTATAGTCAGTATTGCTGATGCTACAGAGATTTCTGTAAATAGCAGTGGTGTAGCAACTAACTGTAGAACAGATGGTAATGGTTCTGATAACGTAACAATCAATGGATTCCCTTCTGTACTTAGAGGAGGCGTAGGATCTAATGCTGATCCCTATATTCTACCAGCTTCATCTGGACTTTTAGTAGTTTCTACAGGATCAAGTCATACATATAATTATCATAGATTAATAGCAACTACAGAAGATATAAAACTTCTTTCAGATACAGTAGAATCGTTTAAAGCTAGATATCGTGTTGCTAGTTCTGCTCCAGGTTCAGCTAATGATGATGGAGATCTTTACTATAATACTTCAACTGATACATTATATGTATACGATGGATCTCAATGGGAAGCAAGTGTTTCTAGTACACCAAATGATGACTCAGTAACAGCAGCTAAAATTGATTTATCTATTGTAGCAGGTGATGTTATATATGGTAGTGGTACAGATACTTGGCAAAGATTAGCAAAACCATCTAGTAATAAATTCTTAAGGAATACTAGTGGTGGTACATTATCTTGGGAAACAGTAGATACAACAACTATTACAGTTGCAGATGAATCTAGTGATACATCATGTTATGTTGCTTATTTCACTGATGCTACAGGAGATCTTGCACCTAAAACAGGTACTAATTTAACTTTTAATTCTAATACTGGTGCATTAGCAGCAACTAGTTTTAGTGGTGATGGTTCAGCGTTAACTGGTATTGCAGCTGCACAAGGAGGATCAACTGATAAAATCTTCTGGGAAAATGGTCAAACAGTTACTGCAGATTATACTATTACTAATAATTATAATGCTGGAACCTTTGGTCCTGTGACTATAAATAACGGAGTCACGGTTACCGTAGGATCTGGTGAAACATGGACAATCGTATAAAATTATGGCAATAGTAATTAATGGAACAGGAACCGTCACAGGTCTTTCTGTAGGCGGTGTGAATGACGGAGCAATAGCAAATGCTGATTTAGCAGATAGTACAAAACCTATTTTCTCTAGTTATGCAATCATATGCAATCAGTTATCAGCAGGTACACAAGGCGGAACGCCTTCAGCTAACTCTTGGACAACTTACGCTTTAAATACAGAAATAGCTGACCCTGACAGTATAGTTAGTATTTCAAGTAATAAATTCACTTTAGCAGCTGGTAGTTATTTAATTAAATGGAAAACTCTACATCAAAACTGCGAAAGAAGTATTACAAGACTCTATGATGTAACAAATACTGCTATAAAACAATATTCAATGCCTCAATACAATATTTATACAACTGCAGTAATTCCTGGTTTTGCAAGAGTAAGTCCTGCTGGATCTACTGAATATAGAATTGAGTACTATTCAGATGCTGCTCAAGCGGATTATGGTTTAGGTATGGATGCTCCAGATGATGTAGCAGTAACTATCAATGCAGTTGTAGAAATTTATAAGGAGGCATCATGACATTAAAACTAAACGGCTCCTCATCAGGGAGCGTATCATTAGATGCTCCTGCTTCTACTACAAGTAGTGCAGATATAACATTTAAACTTCCAGTAGCTGATGGTTCAGCTAATCAAGTTCTAAAAACTGATGCTAGTGGAAATTTAGGATGGGCAACTCCTATTTCACAAACAGTAGGAACTTGGACTCCTTCAGATGGATCTGGAAATGGTTTAACTTTTTCAACTGCTGTAGGTCATTATGTATTGACAGGTAAAATATGTACAGTATTTTGTCATACAATTTGGCCATCAACATCAGCATCAGGACAAGTCGTTATCGCAGGTTTACCTGCAACAGTTAAAAATATAGATGGTTCTACAGGTTGGGATATGTGTGGTGGTGCAGGTCGTGTATCAGTACAAGGTCCAAACGTTAACTATGATCTGACAGCAAGAGGTGTTAAAAATACAACTACTGTCAAAATATGGGAGACTAGAGGTGATGGAGGATCTGGATCTCAATTCCCTATTACTACTATGGGTGCTAACGCATCTGGAGTTGATACTGCTGGAGGAATATTACAATTTTCACTTACATACCAGGTAGAATAATATGAGTACAGTAAAAACAACGAATATTACTCACGGGAGTAATTCAGGTACAGCTAACATGGTGTTAGCTAGTGATGGTAAGGTAAGTGTTGCTCAGAATAAACTATCATGTCCTGGTACTATTATTCAAGTAGTACAATGTATTAAGACCGATACATGGAGTGAATCAAGTGTTGCAGAAGGTGGATTCAGTGCAGTAGTAAGTGGACTTACTCAAGCATTCACTTGTAGTTCAACATCAAATAAAGTATTAATTACTGGTCAAATATACCCACATAACAATTTAGCACAAGGATGGGGTGTTGGAGTAACTTTAACTGCAGCTGGAAGTGCTATTGCTGCTGCAACTGGCGACGCAAGAGGAAGTAGATCAAGACTACATGCTATGTCTGATACCTATTATTTTGGAACTAGTGTACCAATTAATTATTTACATTCTCCAAGCTCTACAAGTGCTATTACTTATGGAATAAAACTTTGGAATGGACATACTAGTGCTCAGACTTTAGCCCTTAATTATCCCTCATCTCAAGATGGAGATACTAATAATGGGATTACCACTGCATCAACCCTAACATTTATGGAAATAGCTGGATGATAGATATACCTAGAGCTAACCTACCCAAGGCTCTAGATATCCCTCAGTTGTACTTCAGACCGCCTAC